TGTGCCGTCAGTGCCACTTGTGCCAGATGTACCGTCAGTACCGGAAGTACCACTTGTTCCATCTGTTCCACTTGTGCCAGATGTTCCGTCTGTACCCGACGTACCACTTGTACCGTCAGTACCGGAAATACCACTTGTGCCGTCTGTTCCACTTGTGCCAGATGTGCCACTTGAGCCGGAAGATCCGCTGGTTCCACTATAGCTTAAAGCATAACTTGCAGTAACAGCATATGAAGACGATGCCGCATTCAATGCATATGAAGCAGTTATAGCATACGAAGCTGTGCCAAGTAAGCTTCCCGTTATTCCAGAAGAAACATCAACGCTACCAGTAACAAGCAATCTGCCGATGACATCAACTAAACCATCTCTTATTGCCAGTGGATTTGTATATCCAACTTGAAAAATATGTGCCGGAACAATAGATGTATCTATGTTATAATAAACACCGGCAGCATCATGAAATCCTATCGTAAGAACTCTATTATTTGATCCATCATACCATTTCCAAGTAGGTCTGCCGGTATTTCCTTCAAATCTTAAAAACCCACCATCCAAATTTACTAAATTAATAGCGTGTGGATTATCAGTAAGAATATTAAACTCGGCTGTATAATCGCTTGTTATTAACGAAGCTGTTATTTTTCCAAAAGTTACATCATTGGTCGCATCAAAAGCAAATCCGCCACCATTACTTAACTGATATGAACTTGTTATTGATCCGCCAGAAGAAGCATATGACGCTGAACCTAATAAACTGCCTATAAAACCATCTGTAACAGAAATAGACCCAGTCAAATATACACTTCCGCTATTTTGTGTATTAGTAGAAATTAAACTTTCTATAGTATCACTTAAACTGCCAGATTTTCTTATATATACAATACCATCTGGTACATTTATTGCGAATTGACCAACACCTAACGATGCCGTAGTTGGCACTGAATTTGGTGTCAAACTTCTTAAATGTATGATCTTGTCTGGCATCCTTTATAAATATTTAGGTAACAGTGTCTTTTGCTTATTTTTTATATATTATAGGCCATATCTGCTCTTATGGGTGTTATAGTTCGTCAGTATTTCACCACTTGATAGTTCTCTGTTATAACAAAGTGCTTCTGCAACTCTTCCAAGCAATAGATTTCCTCCACCGAATGCCGCTATTTCTACCGTTCCATCTCCACCGTGTGCGGCTTTGTCTGCTGTATATGTGCTGTCTAAAGTACCATTGATATATAATGTCATACCATTTGTTGTGCTAAATGTGAGAGCAACATTATACCAAGTGCTTAAACTTATTGAGGCAGATGAGGGATATGCCAGATAGTTGCCCCAGTTTGCATGACCACTATAAATTTTAGTTTGTGAGGCCATAAACAAAAAATGACCGCCGGTTTGACCACTTAATATGTTATTATTTGATGCATATGAGTTAAGATAAAACCAAGCCATTTTTGTATATGATCCGCTTGGAATTACATCTGCTTTCGAACCCGTACCATATTGTCCGCTGAATGTGAAATAAGATGGCGTACCAGAAGTATATGTTGGAGCACCAACTAATGTTATATTTGCCGAATTACCACTTATATCATACCAAGTAGTTCCGCTTCCATTGTATGATGATGGATCATTTGCGTCTATATTGAGAGTCAACCCATTGGATACAATCTGATTGTTTGATGCTATATAAGAAAACAATCCACCAGAATTATTTACATTCCGAAGTTTTAGATTGGTTGTTCCTGTACTGTTTGCGATTAATTTAAGCGGCATTTTAGTAAAACCCTCCGTCAATATAACTTGCCGTTAATGAATATGAAGATGTTCCAAATAATGACGCAGTAATTCCACCTTGTATGTTAACACTTCCTGTTAATATAATAGAACCGGATGCAAAAAATGATCCTGTAAATTCTATAGTATCTGCTGTAGTAGATAATAAAGTCTGCCCACCTGTCCCAGAAATATTCAACGATCCTGTCAAAATGACAGTTCCCATTCCGTCATCATATATTGATCCCGTCGTTAATGTGGTGGGATTGCTAAATATTGCTACATAGTTTTGAGTTCCCCCTGATATAGTCCCCGCCCCAGATGTACCAGACGATCCACTGCTTCCGGATGTGCCACTTGAACCTGAAGATCCGCTTGTGCCAGACGATCCACTACTTCCGGATGTTCCAGACGATCCGCTAGAACCAGATGTGCCACTTGAACCTGAAGATCCGCTTGTGCCAGACGATCCACTACTTCCGGATGTTCCAGACGATCCGCTAGAACCAGATGTGCCACTTGAACCTGAAGATCCGCTTGTACCAGACGATCCACTACTTCCGGATGTGCCACTTGAACCTGAAGATCCGCTTGTGCCAGACGATCCACTACTTCCGGATGTTCCAGACGATCCGCTAGAACCAGATGTGCCACTTGAACCTGAAGATCCGCTTGTACCAGACGATCCACTACTTCCGGATGTTCCAGACGATCCGCTAGAACCAGATGTGCCACTTGAACCTGAAGATCCGCTTGTACCAGACGATCCACTGCTTCCAGATGTGCCAGACGATCCACTGCTTCCACTTGATCCAGAAGTACCGCTATAACTTAAAGCATAACTAGCAGTAAGTGCATATGATGAAGTTCCAAACAACGACCCAGTTATTCCTCCAATAGCAATTAATGAACCACTTACAGTCAAACTTCCCGTTACTATCTCAACGCTACTAGTTATAGTTTGTACATATAATTTTTCAACAAGTATTACAGAAGCTGTTATTTGTCCGAAAGTAACATTGTTTGTAGAATTAAATGCTGTATCTCCCCCATTGCTCAACTGAGCCGAACTTGAAACAACTCCATTGGGTATATTATTATTTATCGCATAAGAAGCAGTTAAAGCATATGATGAGGTTATAGAATTATACGCCCAAGATGAAGTAGCTGAGACACCCGCTACATATGACGCAGTTAATGCATACGATGAAGTGATAGCCCAGCTAGAAGTAAGATATGCGTGACTACCCGTGATATCTCCATAGATCTGTAAGCCTCCCGAAATCAGAGCATCTGCGTCTACTTGTAACCCATTTTTGACTATTAGATGGTTATCCATAATTTATATTATACCATCATTCTGATCATCTTTAATGTCCAAGTTCCCGACAATGGTGTAGCAACGAGACTCACAGATCCGGAAACCACATTTGAAACAGACATATGGACTGGAACGCTACCAATCTGATTTGTTTCGGTGTTATTGAATTTTACAGCATAGTTATTCCAGTTGGCAACAACTTCTGTTGTCTTAAAGTTTAGATTTCCGTCATTAACAGATACTAACCATCTTGCGGCGTTTCCGCTTCCTATTGGTATTGTATCTATGGCTACAGATCCGGAATCGGCATTAACACCCTCGACTATGTTTGTAGCAAAAGATCCAGTTGTTCCTCCTCCCGTGATGCTTATACTGTTAAATGATCCATTTATGTTTGACAAATTCACATAACTTGCAGTACCAGCATAATTTGCATAATTTGCAGTCCCGGCACTTATTGCATAGTTTGCGGTTTGAACTATCCCTCCAAACTGAGGGCGACCTGTCATAATATCTGGAGCAAACGATATTCCACCAGCTTTAGCAAGTTCTTCTGCTTTACCAGCCAACTCAGCCGCATTAAGATCTTTTAAGTCCACTGTAGATTCTGAGACACCAAATACAACTTTTCTGACAGTAAATGCTTTTTGGACAGTTGACTTATATCCTTCAAACTTTCCGTTCGGCAGCAAATAAGCATAACACATCATACTAAAAGTAGCTTTTACTACACGGTCCTGACCAGCATCGACCATAGTTTCAAAGTTATAATCACTTATACTTGTTCTAAATCTAAACCGTTGTTTGTCTCCCCAGTAATCTTCCGTAGAGAAGTTTATTGCTTCAACCACCGAATTACATTGTTCGACGAGTTCAGTCCATATGATAAACTCATAGTTGATGATAACGTGATCTGGCATTGCCACACTATATATTTCTTTTTTTGGCGCAAATCCATTTAATATAGAAAACTTATCATATTTGTTTTTTTCGCTAAACTTTTTAGTGACAGGATATTGTAGATAGCGGTTCAGAGTAATTAGATTATCGTTGCGCTGAAATGTGCTTCTTCTGAAAGCAATGGCGGGAGTTTGTATCTTTCCATTTTTATCTCGCATTGCTCCATCTTTTCTTATGGCTTTCCATCTTTCTGGAGAAGCATAGTTGATAGGAACTTTAACTAATCGACCAGAATCAACAACGGTTGGACTTATAACAGTGTCCATGTGAGTTAATATTGCGCCATCAATATCAAGTAGTTTTATGCTAAGATCCTTACCATCATCATTATCTCTGCGAACATTATATGCTCTATTTCCCGTAGCTGCGTCTGGGCCAAATTGCGGAGGACCGAACAATCCTTCTGGCTGTTTTTTCATATCAGACATTTCCGGACCACTGTTTGATTTATTCGGTGGTCTGTTTACTGAAGGTTTAGGAGTTGGTCCGCGCCATGCCATAAATTATTAGTCGTTTCTTTCCATTACGTTGAGTGATGTATACTTGGTGTAGTGAGCATTGCAGATTATGCTATGACTCTTTTCCGATTGACCGCCAAGCAACTGTTCTTGTACAACATTATCTATTTCATAATAGCGATCATTAAATAAGATAACGTCTCCTATTTCAGGATAAAATTCAAGTTGCTGGAGCATCTTTTCTCGCATCTTGAAAATATAGTCCTGTTTTCTATTTGGTCCAAAATCATCATACTCAGCGGTCATATCCGCTCGTTCTATAAGAGAAGATATTTGTATTGCTGGCAAATACCATTTACCCGTTTCTGCGGCGGTTTCTCCGTATATGTTTGTTTTAGTTTCGTTCGGAGCAATCTTGAAGATCTGTATAAGAACTTCAACAATGTCACCCATAAGTTCGGCGTTGAACTGACCAACCAGATTCAGATCACGCTGTG